TTAGGATTGGCTCCACCTAAAGTCAGAGATCTTGCTAAGATCTTCTGTCTCCAAATCAATGGCGATGATATCATGTTTATCGCACCTAGGGGGTTAATAACGCTTTGGCGCTATTTCTCTGAATTGATAGGTCTCAAACCTTCCATTGGAAAGTGTTATGAGGTACCTATAACTTCAAAAAACCCTTGGTTCATGATAAACTCGAGAATCTTCTATGCAAATTTCACTGCGCCAACTACCGAAGACTTCGAAAAGGCTTACTACCCTTTCTTACGTCTTGAACAAGAGACACCAAATACAGGTGAATTTGTTCTTCGGTCGATTGATCTCGCAGGAATTGCAAAGATTGGACTACTCACTGGTCACTCCAAAGTTCAGAGTGATACCAGGTGTGAGGAAAAAATATTTAGTGGGGATCGCCTACTTCTTTCTTTGACCGATCAGAATGCGGTTGCACTCTGTTCCAAAGAGACTTTAATGGTCTCGAGGGCTGTTAATATTTTTATGTATTACAACCTGTCAAAGTTGAAGGGATCTTCCCGTTCTTGGACACTACCACGCTCCTTAGGGGGCTTGGAGTTACCTCTCACTAATCAGCATTGTAGTAAGACCCAATGTGCATTTGCACGGAGTCTTATTACTGGTCAATCTACCCTTCCATGTGTAGGCTGTGAAAAGCCACCATTTGAAAGAGTAGAGAATGACCCCCGATCAATCATAACCGTTGATGGCCTTAGTTGTAAAACTGAGACCATACCGGATTTCCATGATCAACCGGATGTCGCAACCTTCTATTTGTACGAAGGTTTAGAGACAATGTCTGAGAGAGATTTCTCAAGAGCTGCGAAAGCAGCAGGTAGTTGTGCTAAGAATAGAGGGGGAACCAAGATCAATCTTTATGAAAAGATGTATGATCTGCATGAACTGAATATCATGCGCGGTTCAACCAAACCCACTTTTATTTCTTAATGTCACCAGCGTTCCGCCGAAACGGAAGGTAATAGAAAGTACCGGTCAATTCAATGGCTAAATCTGCCATTGTCTTTCTTTGGGGTATTGATAACACCGCCAAAGGTCATGAGGGTCCTTTATGGACGTCTTTCTATTGCTGAGATTAGTTTCTCGGGGTTAGTACGAAATCTAACCCTGTTAC